GAAAGATTTAATAGGGCATAGAATTGTAAGAAGGCAGACACTAAAAAAATACCTGTATGGAGAATCTCCAGACCTTTCTAATCCTCCTATAGAGTTTAACAGAGTTGTATATACTATTGATCGTATAGCCTCAGAAAATAATGTGTCCGTAGTTTATGAACTATCGTCAATACATGATTTAGAAGGAATAACTCTTCCTAGAAGGACATTAGTAGGTAAATACTGTAGTTGGCAGTATCAAGGTTACGAGACGCATGGAAAAGGAGGATGTTTATGGCCTAGTAGCCCTGGGACTTATGATCCATCAGGAACTAATGCTGACTTACCAACTAACTTATTTACGCCATTTTTTGATGTAAATGACAACCCTATGGCACATGTAGATAGATTTAGTAGTACTGCGGCCTTTAGCATTTCATCTAGTTATGCCAAAAATTCAATAGTCGCGTATTCCACTACTGGGCGATATTTTATAGCTACTACTTCTCTGTCGGCAGCTGAATCTCTACCTCTCGAACACTGGAAAGAAATTAGAACTTATACTCACTGGGCAGCAGCACAATCTTATGCACAAGGAGATTTAGTTAGACTAGAAATTACACTTCCCAACGGTTCTCTTTTAGATACAGTGTGGTTTTGTACAGCAGCCCATACTTCATCGGCATCTAATTCTCCTACATTAACTTCTCCTAACTGGAGAAAAGAAGAGTTATGTTCAAAAACTTTAAATGGCTGTAAGTGTAGATTTGCAGGAAAGTCACTAAGTACAGTGCAAATAAATGGTCAATGGGAAGCAGTAATGTCTCAAACTAAAAAATTAGGTGTAACTTTACCTTTTGGTTCTTTTCCGGGAGCAGCAAAGTTTAACTAATGCAGTTTATAGAAGAAATAAAGGAGCATTTTAAATCGTGCTATCCTAGAGAGGGTTGCGGAGTTTTCGTAGTAATTAAAGGTATGCGCGTATGGCAACCTATTACAAATGTAGCCGAAAACAACGATGATTTTATATTGGACTCTACAGAGTATATGAATATATCGCAAAAGGGGGATATAATTGGAATTGTACATAGCCATCCTGATGCTAGTTGTAAACCTAGCGAATCAGATATAAAATATTGCAATACTGTAAATATTCCTTACTATATATTTAGTTATCCCGACATGGAATTACACGTACAACAGCCTGAAAGAGCAACAAAACGTTTATATGGAAGAGAATATGAATTTGGAGTAAATGATTGTTTTGAAGCTATTAGAGACTATCTTGCATCTAAAGATATTAATATACCTCCTAGATCTGCCTTTGAAGACGACTGGTGGAAAAAAGATTTAGACTATTTTACAGATAAAATTATAAAAGATTATGGATATATAAGAGTGGACGACTCAATGCAAAAAAACGACGTTCTTATATTCTCAATACAAGCACAAGTGGGTAACCACTGCGGAGTATACTTAGGAAATGATATGTTTTTTCATCATGCAGAAAACAGACTATCTTGCAAAGAAAACATATATCCTTTTTGGAAAAAGTATATAACAGGAGTTTATAGATATGCACCGTAATGTATATTTACAAGGAGAATTAGCCGAGCGTTTTGGAGATAGCTTCAGAGTTCAAGCCACCTCGTGTACAGAAATTCTTAAATGTATAAATGCAAACAGACCTACTTTTTCTCAATATCTAAGAGAGTGTCATGAGCAAGATATAGCTATTGCAATAAAATGTGGTGAAGAAGGAGAAAATCTCGAAAATGAAGATATATCTACTGCATTAAAAGAAGGGGATGTATATATGTCTATAATTCCTGCAGGTTCAAAAAGTGGTCTTGGAAAGATACTTGCAGCTGTTGCATTAATTACAATTGGATTACCTATTCTAAGTGGTGGATTGGGTACTGCTGCGGCTGTCGGCCCTAATATGACTTGGGGAGCTATGATTAAGGCAGGGGCAGGAACAACTCTGGGAAAAATAGCTGTAGGTGTAGCAACTAACTTAGCTATGACGGGTCTGATGCAGATTATGGCTCCTGATGCAGAAAAGGATATAAATCCTACAAATTATTTATTTGATGGAGATTCTCAAAATATGCAAGAAGGGGACCCTGTTCCTATTTTATATGGGGAATTACGAGTACCTGGACGACCTATATCTTTAAATATTATTAACGGTTCTTACATAAACCCAACATCTATTTTAGAAGCGGACGGCTCTATAAGCGCAGCATCACTAACTCCGGAAAGTCCAGTAGGGGCATAAAATGACAATAAAAAAACTTACAAAATTAGGAAAGGAAGAGCAAACAATTGCCATTACTGACATTATTTCTGAAGGGCCGATCTCAGGCCTAGTAGGAGGTACTAGCGGTGTATATCTAAATGATGATAGTCAATATAATTCTCTTTATACTGCCCAGAATCTGGCTTCAACAGAATTAAAAATAACAATTGTACAAAATAATGATGATGCCACTCTAGATGCTGGTCTGACTCTGGAAATGGCTCCTGATAATACGGGCAATAAAAAAAGATATTTTGCGATTAGAAGTGTATATAAAGTAACCGGCGAGCTTAGCCACTCTAACAAGAAAGACGATTATTTTGTTATAGAAAATGAAAGTCAGCTTAATGGCATCAATACAAATAATTGGACAACCAGCGGTAAGTCGATAAGTAACTACACTCCTATAAGATTTGTAAAAACAGGCGGTTCCTATAATTATAATGCCAGAGGAAGATCCTTTGACAGATTTAATGTCCACAATAAAGCAGGTGAGTTACTATCGGACCCGCTGGTATTTAGATTTTACGAGGGTATTTTTGATGGACAAACGTGGACAAGTCAAAATAACTATAACCCTGGAAAGAAGGCGGGAGGCAACTCAACGGGCTACAACAAGATATCGGCTACAATGCATGTTGACCAAATCGTAGAGGTCGTAGCAATTAATGGTAGCACAGTTACCTTTGCAGAAAATTCTATTATTCCTAATGGTGTTTACAATTTTGATGATCTCGGATATGATTTTGCTTCAGGAACTAGTAATACTATTATTGATAAAAACGATCAGGCAAAAAATCAAGGAACTTCAGTTCAGTTTCGACCAGGAACAATTAACCAAGCTACCCTATTTTCCGAAGGTGTAGACGGTTTCGCAGTCTCCACTAGTTTAAATGTACCTTTATTACAAACTACATCTAATGGAGGGTCTTCTTCTCCTACTACACTGGAAGGTACATCTGCTTCTGGATTTAATTTAACAGGTGCTCAAGTAGAGAGTGTTACTACTATAAAAACAAGAATATCATATCCTGGTGGTTTTTATCAGCTGGACAATAAAGGTAGAGATAGAACTACCTATATAAGATATAACTTTAAATTAGCTTTTAAAAGATATGGAGCGACAAGTTTTGGTAGTACAGAATTTGAAGGTGTAGATGTCCATAAAGGTCTAAAGAAAAATGCTGTTATGTTCGAGAAAAAACTGAATCTGAGCTCTTTTAAACCTTTTGACGATTTTCAGTTAACGATAAGTAGAGTAGACTCAGATGAAGACGGAGGTTATTATGGCGAAGGGAAAAGAGCTTCTGACCATACAAATGTTACTAGAAGTAATCTTTCTGGTACTACAGCTCATTTTGAAGAACAGTTAAATTATCCTTTAACAGCACTCGCAAAAGTAAGTTATAATACTAGATATTTTACAGATGTCCCAACTCGAACCTACCATACTAGAGGTATGTTGGTAAAGGTTCCTTCTAACTACGTTACTCGAGAAGAGCAAAACAGTGTTAAGGCATCATATAATAGAATACCCTCTACAGGTGAAGTTCCTAGGAACTTCACAGGTATCATCGGGGATCATCAAGACTGGGATGGAGCTTTTCGAGATACGCTAGTTTATACCAATAATCCAGCCTGGATTTACTATGATATAATCACTAATGATCGTTACGGTCTGGGAGATTTCATAGGTGAAGCAGACTTAGATAAATATGCCTTATATAGAATAGCTAGATATTGTGACGAGCTAGTTCCTACAGGCCTGGGCAGCAATGCGCGTGAGCCTAGATACACTCTCAATACCTACATAGCTAAAAAAGCAGATGCTCTTAAAGTTTTAAAAGATATATCTACTAACTTCTTAACTATGTTATATTTTTTAGACGGCAAATTAGTACCTATTCAAGATCAGCCTTCTGGCCCTGTATATACCTTTTCCAAATCAAATGTAATTGATGGTGCGTTTTCCTATGAGTCTACAGGTAGTAAGACTATGGTTAACCAGATAGTAGTTAAGTGGAATAATCCTGAAAACTCTTATAAAATAGAAACTTTAATTGTTGAAGATAAAGAAAATATTGCACTTACGGGAAAACTTTTATCAGAAAGTGTTTTTGCCTATGGATGTACTTCAAGAGGGCAAGCTACTAGGTATGGTAGATGGAAGCTTTGGACTGCACTAAATCAGCAAGAAATTGTATCCTTTTCAACAGGAATAAACGGATCTTATATTTATCCAGGAGATGTTATAAATGTTCAAGATGCAGATAGATATCAGGAACGTCTTAGCGGTAGAGTCTCCGGAAAACTTACAGAAAATTTAACAAAACTTACTTCGTACGCTGCAGGAAGTATAGGATCTGTAGATGCAACAGGCTTTAATAGTACACAAAGAGGGCAGCCTGTAGTTCTTCAAGGAACAGTTGTACTTCCAAGTACTTTTACTAATTCCGAGGAAGTACTGTTTCAGCACGGTGGTACAGGTTCCGGTACTCTTATAGCAAAAGTAGTACGTAACTCAGTTCCTAGCCTTGCTATAAGATGCGGAACAGGTAACCTCACTGGTAATTCTGGTGGTGGTTCGCCGACTAAAATAGATACGTTTATCCCTCTTATAGAGATTCCTGAGTTTAATGACGAAGCACATATAATAACTATTGAGATACATCCTACAGCAACCGGAGGAGGTACGCTAAGGTTTTGGATTGATAATCGCTTATTCTTTACTTCGGCTAGCCAGGGGTTTAATCTTAGTGGTAATCAGTGGTCTGATGGGAATGCTGGTGGTTGGGGAACTCGAGGCTCTGTTATACCGGGCTATGATTCAACCACTACACCCGCTCTTGCCGATTTTAAAGACTGGAGTGGCTCAATAATAACAGATTTAGATGTTTATAGTAATCAACTAATAACAGAATTTCCGACTCCTACAAGCATACCTATAGACGATAATATTGTTCTTGCGAATGGGGCAACATATGAAATGAGTATGATTGTTCAAAAGCCAGGAGCATATTCAGCAGAGAAAATTGCTGTTGAGCAGTCTGACGGCAGCTATATAATATACAATAATGGAGATTTAATACCTAAAGCGTGGATTAGAGATCCACGGCCTAATGTTTCTCCACCATTTAGTTTGGTAGATATTGATACCACTGAGAAAGCTTCAAATGCTTTTAGGTCATCTGAAGGAAAGCACACTATAAATATCAACTGGAAAGACCATTTCAGAGTAGAAAATAGACCTATAACGAATAATTCAGGTGGACAGGTAACCACAAATACTATAACTGTTAACCCTGGTTTTAGCACTAATCCTAACATTAGTGATGTATGGATGATTACACAGTTAACAGGATCTGTTGCTTTTGAGAAAAAATCAAAAGAATATAAAGTGATGTCTATTGCAGAGACAGATAGAAATGAAACAGAGATTGTAGCTGCAGAGTATTATAATAATAAATATGAAGAAATAGAATCAGGAATAGCCACTCCTACAGTAGATGTTATATATCCCGAGTATAGTATCTCTAACGACGTTTCTGTGCCCAAACCTTCAGAAATAACAGTAGAACAACGACAGGATTCAACTGGCGTAGGAGACTCTGTAGAGCTTAGATGGACTCCTCCTACTGCAGCTGGGGTAAGTGTAGAAAATCCGGAGGACGGTACTACCAATACAGAGGTAATTGAAAAATATTTTAAATATGTCTCTTTCTTTGAAATAAGTCATGACATAGCAGACCTTATAAGTCCTATAGAAGTGAAAGATTTTAAGTATGTTTTTAACGATCTTATTTCTGGTACTTACACTATATCTATAAGAACCGTGGATATATATGGTAGAAAGTCTACGGCTGTAACGAAAACTTTCACAGTTACTAAGAAACTTGTAGATTCATTAAATAGAATGCCGGAAGGTGTAGTTTTTGGAGGGCATGCAAGTGATCCTTTATTCTTAGATATAAGTGTAACAAACCCAACTTTGGGATTTAGAGAGAATACTTACGGATTCAATTCTCCGCAGCTAGGTAGTAAAGTATTTCAAAATACAAGCACGGATGCCGCTACTTTTCAACAAGATGTTTCTGGTATGCCTACTATTACTTTGTCTGATAGTGATTATACTGGCGACTTTATGCCCCAATTATGCTATCTTGTCATGGATATGTCCGATGCGGCAGATCCATTAAAACTTTTAAAGTATCATAAGCCTACTGCACATAAAAGATTTTGGTATGATTCAGGTACAGGTAACAATAATGCTATAACTAATGGATTGGTACAGCAATCGGGTACAATAAGTAATGCTTTAGATTCAAGTAGTGTCGTAGGGGTAGGAACTTCTTTTCTAAGTTTAAGAGTTGGGGACCCTATCTTTATTCTTGACGGAACTACTATTAAATATTCTGCTTCCATAAGTCATATTGAAAGCGATACTTTAATGACGGTTGATTCAAGTGCTAATAAAGAGGGTGCTGCAGCTGACGGAGTTGCAATATCGGCTGAAAACTTCTTTATGCCTAACTTTTTATTCGATTATGACAATGATTGTATAATAGCCAACGTATATAAAACTTCCGCAGGATATAAATTCCAACCTTACACAGTTATAGATGCTAGTCTAGACCCTATAATTACAAGAGAAGTGACTATATTTAGACTTCTCAATAATTCTATCAATGATACTCATGGAACATTTGAAAATCCTTTAGACAATAATGTAAATTGGAGTCTTACTCCTCCAAGCTTAATTAATGATTTAGATATTGTATATCAGTCTAAAAGAACTTTTACCTCGAACGGTTTGAGTCCTCAGACCAGCACCTGGTCTACACCAACCGTATATTCTCAAAGAAAAGATGGTGAAAAGGGTGATAAAGGTGTTAAAGGTGACGGAGGACCAAAAGGGCCAAAAGGTGATGCAGGTGATAAAGGTGATAAAGGTCTTAAAGGTGATCAAGGACCTAAAGGTGTATTAGGAGATAAAGGTGATCAAGGGCCTAAGGGACCTGTAGGTGATAAAGGTGTTAAAGGGGATCTAGGACCTGAAGGTGATAAAGGTGGACAAGGTGATACTGGTGATAAAGGTGTCAAAGGTGATTTAGGGCCTAAAGGCTCCACTGGTGATAAAGGTACTCAAGGTGACGACGGTGTTAAAGGTGACTTAGGACCTAAAGGCTCCACTGGTGATAAAGGTGTTGTAGGTGATAAAGGTGTTAAAGGTGATCTAGGACCTGAAGGTGATAAAGGTGGACAAGGTGATACTGGTGATAAAGGTGTCAAAGGTGACT